GAAAGAAAATAATACGAGATATGGAGCTGGAATAGTGCTCCGTATCTTATATAAAAACATAAAAATATGGGAAATTTGATTGTAAAGATAGAGAGAGGGCCGGAGCTTTTCGGCGCATGGGCGGAGAATGTGCCGGGCATATACGGCGAAGGCGAGACCGTGGAGGCTACTAAAAAAAATTTGATGGACGGTATAAAGTTGTATCTCAAATATAACGATGTGATACCGGAGGCATTGAAAGGAGATATAACGATAGAATGGGTATTTGATACCCCTTCTTTGCTTGAGTATTATTCCGGTATCTTTTCTAAACCCGCTTTAGAAAAACTCACTGGGATCAATCAAAAGCAACTTTTTCACTATGCGTCTGGAAAAGTAAAGCCCCGTCCGGCTCAAAGGAAAAAAATATCAGAGGCCCTGCACCGTTTGGGCAAAGAGTTATTAACCGTTAATTTGTGATGTTTTAATTTGACAGTTTGATATTGCATTGCGGTTGGCCCCGTTCCTTTAAGGTTCGGGGCTTTTCTTTGTCCTTTCCGCTTGATTAGCCCTAACGATCGGCTTGGATGGAACCCGGAAGATAGAGGAAATCCATGCTATCAATATGGCTTATCTGCAAGAAATGGGAATTTGCTAAGAATCAAGGGATAGAATAAAAGAAAACGAAATCGCCGGGCCTCTCATAAGGAAGCCCGGCGGGTGGATCAGGGGTTAGCCTCGATGGTTTTAACGATGTCCTTCAAGCCTTCCAGCGTCCGGGCCTCGTAAAACTTTCCTTGGTGGGTGATAAGGGCGGTTAGTTCCTCTTTGCCGGCTACTTCTTCCGGGCTTGCGAATAACTGCCAGATGGGTACGTTTAGGGCGGCGGCTATTCGTTCGGCTGTTTCTATAAGCATTTTACCGGCAATTTGTTTGCTTAGAGCCTGTCTACTAACGTTTAAAGTGTCTGCCAATTGTGCGACATTCATTCCTTTCTCTTTTAATATTTCCTTTATTCTTGTCATTATATTTAATTTTTATTGCAAAGATATATTAATAGGCTATTATGTAAATAGAACTATTTACTAATAAACGCTAAAAGCAATATTATTATTCCCTTTCTAATTGCATAAGTAAATAATACTATTTACATTTGTATCATAATAATAAACAAAACAAGTAATAACAACACTAAAAAATGCACATCATGAAAACAAACAGAACTTACAACACGGTAGTATTTAGCGATAACATTGAGTATTTAGATGAACCGAAAAAAGGGTACTATACAAAAGAGGTGGACGGTATGCGAGTAGAAGCCTATTTCATCAATGAAAAAACCCCGTTGGAAGAACTAAAGGAAAGTGGCGATAAAAAGAATATCCGTGAAATGATCGAAGCAAAAGAACGGGCATTAGCGGATGCGATGGAGAATGTTGAATATTATACGAGTGTAGGGAATAAGGAGTTTGCAGATAACGAGCAAACTAGGGTAAACCGACTAAATAAGGATTTGGCGAATTTACGGGCATCCTTGGAGTTGCCAGCGGCCAATGATACCCCCCGAGTCCCCTAATACTTCCTATGGGACTTCGGAAATATCACGGAATTTTTAATAATAATAAGCTAATAGAGAGGCATATGAAAGCAACAAACAACAATACAGATCATTTATTTATGGATATCTTTAACGACTTATTAAAGACTGCGACTGATTTTTTTGCTGAACTTTTCAAGAAGGAGAAACCGGGAACGTATACCTTGAAGGATATCCAAGATTTTGTAGCGAACCGTGCGCTAGAAAAAACAAATGATATTATCACTATAGAGAAGGGTAATTTTAAGTGCTCTTTTGATAAGATAAAAGTTTTTGAATATCTGGCAAAATTTAAAAAGCTTTCCGGCGCAAAGACTAAACTGGCTTTCACAAACATGGGCTATCAAGAAAAAAACGATACGGATCGTTGTATTTGTTCCTTCTCTGTATTTTTTGATAAAGGCATTAAAACGCTTACCAGCATAAAAAAAAGGAAAAAATCCTATAGCGGTCATTATTACGATAATAATGTAATATTGTCTACCTCGAAAAAACAAATGTATGCGACTAATGGCTATTCCTTAAAGTATAAAAACATCGTATTTTTCGATTATTTAGGGGCGGAATTTCCCGAATTACAAATACCGTTTGATATATTCAAAAAATTGGACGGCAAAAAATGCGAATTTATCGTGTTAAGTAACAACGATGATTCTGATTTTTTGTATGTTTCTGTAAGATCAGAAAATGAATATTTTGAATTTTCGTTTGAAAAACCGGACGCATACATCCCATTTGATAGTGTAGTCCCTAATATCTCTAAGGAACTTAAAGTGACTGTAAGTGATCTAATGGAGTTCAAGCAGGTTGTTAAAAGCCTTTCTAAGTCAATATATGCGTATTATGGTGTAATGTTGTGTTTTGAAAATGGATCAAGTGATTTAAAAGTAATCAATTTAGCGGACGAATGCTATAATGACAAGCTGGAGTATAAGTATAACGAAACGATTATAAGATTGTCGGAACCAGCCATTTTTACCTGTAATTTATGTGCGAACTTTGATTCTATCCAAAGTTTGGTAGGAGATTGGGACGGGAGTATATACGTCGCATATACAAAAATATTTGGAAATATAATCGCAAACGGCTTAATGTTTGGTAGCGAAGTCTCTGATATTTCCTATATGCTTTGTTCTCTTATTGATAAATGTTATGATATTTATAATATAACTCCTAGTTTCCCACATATCCAAGCCCCTATAGATGCGTGGACTAAACAGGAAATAAACGAAAAAAGCCCGGTATTTCCAGTATCGACCGAATCTGTTTTGGATAATCCTACCTATGAACCTTCGGAAATATCACGCTTTTCTAAGGTATCGTTGGATGATTTACGGGATGAAGTTTGCGTTGCTTATCGGTTGCAAGGTAATGGGCGTGGGCATCATTTCATACGGTATCATTATGGGTGTTTGACGGGTAGCATTAAACTTCTCCTTGGTCTATCTTATAGGGTATCGCTTTCGGCGGCGGATCGATCGGATTGTCGCTTACAGGCATGGCGATCCCGGGTGCTAGAGGATGTCTGGCGTTTCCAAGCCCGGCTGGGCGCTTGACGGATTCATAGCGGGTGTCTTCTATAGCTTCCCTAAAATATCACGGATTTTTCATTGCTTTATAAACTTATTACCCTTGATCCCGGGGGGAATCGGGATTGCTATATATTTATGAATGAGAAAAATAATAAGATATGGGTTAATATAACCCTTTTGTTTACAGCGTTTTTGGTGTTATTCGCCGTGGTTGGTACGGTGGAATACACGGATGATGTGTATTACTCTATACCGGAGATCACGATACAAGAGATACGGACTATCGTGGGGAGTAACGCTTCACGATCGGATATTGTAAAAGAATATCTTTCGAATAAGGAGGATTACGAAGGTGTCGAAGCCTATGGACCTTCGGAAATATCATGGATTTATACGATGGAATGATATGGGGCGGAAAAATCTTACGACTCCTTTTTCTGAAGCGTTACGGATATGTAGGGGATCGAGGCATAGGATAAGGAATAAGGAAGGCTTTACGGCTGTGATCGTTTATATACCTACTTATCATACCTTGGGCGTTGAGTACTGGACGGATGAGGATTTGAAGGCGGAATGCGCTTTTAACCCTTCTGGATATATCTCTTTGTTCGTGGAGAGGTTGTAACCTTGAATATTTATTATCAGTTAAAAAAATTGTCATGAAAAAGAAAGAATATGTACTGGAAGAACGGTACAATGAGATTGAGGATAAGTTGCATTATATACAGAATATATTGGAGTTTGAGCGTCGGCCGGTGAACATGCCTGTCACCGAGCAAGTAGCCGATTTCCGGGATAAGCTATTAGGCGCCCATGATATTTGCTCCATTTTCGAGAATATGATAACGTCTTGCAACCGTACGATATGTATCGCGGCTTGCGCATTAAGGGATTTGGATAAGATCCAGAAGGAGTATCCGGATATATACATCAATTCTTGTATACGGTCTCAAGACCCTGCAACGGAGGTCGCAAAGTCCGCTATGTTATTATCGGAATTTACCCCGGCGGTGAATGAACGTATCATTTACTCGATCTACGCTTGTTACGACTTGTTTTATAGGAACCTTCTCGATAGCCGGATCTCCGACGTGTTCGACGAGGAATAATACACTCTCTCTACCACGTAAGAGGACCCCGTGATATTTTCGGATGGCTCCCTATGGGACCTCCGAAATATCACGGATTTTTCCGGTTATCTATAAATGTTTATTAAATTTGTGATTTAAACCCATGAATAGACAATGCAAACATATAATCAATCATCTCAAAAAGTATCTCATTTGTTAGAGTGCAAAACTCAAACTGTGAAGCAAGCGTCTATTAATGAAATTCTTAATTCATGGAAATCTCGCACTCTATCTAAGAATCAAGTTTGTCAAATGCAATTTGAACCATATGTAAGAGAAAAACTCCGAGAGTTGTGTATAATACTTGAGGACTTTAAGAATAGTACACAAATGGATATAGAAACAACTGTATACGATTTTTTACATACAGAAAGAACAGATGACGTTAATCAAAAATATACGAAATCTGAATCTGATGATCCATTGAGGTATGTAGAATACGAAAGAAGACGCATAGATCGTTTTTTTGAGTTTAGAGTATATGGGAATATTTCTTCAAGGTTTTCATCGAGATTAGTAGTCAATACAGAAACAGAGGATGATGCAATGGCTATTGGAAAAGAACTATCTGATCTGTTAAATATGGCTTCAAACTCTCAATTTTTTTGTTATAAAATTTTAAGATATGTGACAATGCATGATCATTCCGAAACTAAACTTTGCTTGGAGAAGGTTGTAGTATATTTTGATCCTAACGCACCTATTAAGCAACTTTTGATAGATAAAATAAAAGAAACGAATGTTCATTTACTTCCAGAATTACCTTTATTTATGGATAGAGTGGATAACATTGGAGTAGGATCTCATCAAGCTGGTGACGGAAGTTTTTCAAGGCCTAGAGCCAAGCTGATTTCATCAACTTATTATCAATTAATGCATCCATCAATATTCTCTCGTTGCTGTACCCCTAAACCTGAAGATGTTACAGCGGAAATTTTCATTGCTAAATTAGAAAAGGCTTTTGATAAATCTGAATATAGACAAGCGTAGATGTCGGAATATCACGGATTTTTTAGGGCTCTCCTAAATGTTTCTCGATCATTTGGATTTGGGCGGGGGTGAGCATGCGGCGGGATGGTTGCCATCCGCTTTCGGTGAGGTCTTGGAGGAGTCTGGGGTTGAAGTTGATCCAGTCGTGAAGGATGCGTCGGGCGGTCTTTACGGTTACGTTCGGGTTGTAGCGAATGGCTAATTCTGTGAAACTACAGGCTTTGGCTGTGTGGTGGGTATCGTGTTTTTCGTGCATGATCGTTTTAGAATGTGATGAATCGCCAAATGTATACAAAAAGGCGTTGCTAAACTAATAATGTTAGCAACGCCTTGTTTTTTTTAGATCTCATCCGGCGATTCGCTGTCGTTTCCCCCGGTTTCCTCTTTCGTCGTCTCAGGCGATACGACCTGTCGGAAACTGATGCGGCTGATGCGATCCTTGAGCATTACGCTCGGCGTAAAGATGATCTTTCCTTTCCGTATGTTGTGCGCCGATACCTCGTCCGCTTTCTCCATGCCGGTGCTGGACAAGCTTACACGCATACGTCCCAGATCGCCTAGCTTAACGCTATTGCCTTCCTCTAGGCTCTCGATAATCTCTTCTACCAACGAGGTGATAACGCCTAATACGTCTCCACGGGTTGCCATACTCGCTTTCGCCACACGGCGGGCCAGCGTATCTAATGTAACGTCTCCCGAGACTTCCGCTTGCGCATAGAATTTCGCCGGATCTTCTTTCTTGATCGGGTTCACTTTCTGAACCACCTTGAACTTTACTGCCATTTGTTTATTCTTTTTAGATTACAACGCAAACATACGCCGGATTGCCGAGGGCGTACGCCGAACCCGGACGGTATGCCCTGTTTTGTCCTTTAATGGAAAGAATGGGTCTCGTATATTTGATACTGAATTTGTAACGCAAAAGTACACTAACCCTGACTTTACCAATATGGCAGTAGTTCTAGTTCAAAAACCGGATGCGATCTCTATGAGTGGGAATTTGAAGGAGCTGATCCTTCAAAGCTCGAAATCTGTAGACGTGACGCTTTACGTAGGGGGAACGCTTATCTTGAGCGAGACCTATTATCCGGGTAACGGGAACCTGATCCACGTGGATTTTACGGAGGTGGTGGAAACCTACCTCTCTTTCAAGCTACCATCCAGCGATGTATTCGTTCAAGCGGAATTGGCGAGAATGTTTAATTTTAATTGTACGGCCGATTCCGTGGTTACTACCGGCAGCTTTACGGCCATCCGTTCCGGCAAGCTTCATCTGAATGAGGCCGCCTCGCAATTCCTTACCGAGAATTTCCTTACGTGGCAGCCGAGTGACAAGCCCGTAACCTATTACTCGCCGGAATACCTCACGTATTACGCTACGCAAGCGTGCGCTATCAAGGTACGGGCTTATTTTGAGGATGGTTCGAATAGCGTCGTTACCTTGGTTTCTCCCACCGAGGGGAGTTGCTATACATTGAATATGCAATATGGCGTGATTAGCGGCAAGTTTAGCGGAAGGCATCCGATGTACTATGATGTCTGGGTGGAAAACACGTCCGGCGCACGTCTATCGTACGTACAACGCTATCGGGCAAGCGAGAAGCAAAGCGAGGATGAATGCTGGTATCTGTTCGAGAACTCGCTAGGGGGCTTGGACTGTGTACGTGCGTATGGCTCTATCAAGGATACGCCGGAGTATACGTATAATATCGCCAATATGGGTGATACCAGCGAGGAGTACCGTGTGGATTGCCAACGGCTACATGTGAGGAACACGGGATATCTTTCTCCGCAAGAATCTAGGTGGTTGCAGGATTTGTTCGTTTCCCGGCAGAAATATGTTTATACGATTAGCGGTATTTACAAGATCGTCTTTACGGGAGGTGATGGCAACTCGGATAGCGCTAATCTTCCGGATAGCTATAGTTTTACTTATCGGTATGCCGATGATCGTCCGTTCTTGGATATCCAGCGGCGAACCGATCTTCCGGCGAATCTGGTAATACCCGTCCCGACGGGAGACACTTTTTTTTTACCCCCACGGTTAGCTGAGTTTCCGAAACCAGCTTTAACCGTAGACCTTCTGTTTCCTGTACAACAGCCTCATACGGAGATTTTCGGCACCGTTACTTTAGGAGGGTTGCACGACTCCATCAAGAATTCTATCGTAAAGGATCTGGATGGGATCGATATGCATCCGGTTGGTGCGGGTGGGGGCGGTAGTGATATCTATCTGGTCAAGGAATTCGACTTGACGCTTCCTACGGACGAGAACGCTTTCTCTTCACTGAGGGCGCTGAAGGAGATAAAGGATAATAACCAATTCCTTTTGGACAATTTCGATATCCGTTATCTCCGGAAGGATATGCCGGATGTAGCGGGCTTTGATATTACATTTGAGCAAGATATTATTCTATCCGGCGAGAAATCCTCCATTTACTCAGACCGTGACGCTGATAGTTTCAAGCACGAGAACGGTTTCCGTATCTTCGCCGACGGCACGGCATGGGTAAAGGACTTGAAGGTGAAGCATGACTCCATGTTCGCCGGTTCCCTTTCCTCTCCTACATTCGCCTCCGGTTTCCCGAACGGGACGGGATTCATGATAGCGCCTTACAAGGTGACGAACGCCGCCGGTGTGGAGGAGACTAAATACAAGTTGGAGATCGATTCGATCTCGGTACGTAACGAGCTTAAAGTATATACGTTCGTGGTCTCGCAACTGCTTGGCGAGAATGATAACCGCATCTTCGCCGGAATGATGGAGGTGGATCATTACGACCCGGAGACCGGCCGGATCTACTTGGATACCGACGGAGGCAGGTTGTACAACCCGTTCCGGGAAGGCGATATCCTCATGGTACAGCAGTTTCAAGGCGATCCTACCTTGGAGAACGATTACCAGATGGTGAAGTCCTACGAGCTGAAGGTGGTGGAAGTGGCCGTAGGGGACCTCTCCGATGGCGAGAACCGTCTGGACTGGCTCCGTTTCACGAATTTCGTGGGAAATCTATCGGACATAGCCAAGAGGGATACCCTTTGTCGTGTGGATAATCCGGATAACTCCACCCGCAGCGGCATCATGAAGATCACCACGGTGGATGAGTTCGGCACGCCCTACATGGACGTGATCCGTGGGATGAAGACCGATCCGGAAAACTGCGTGAAGGTACGTATCGGGAACATGAACGGTCTGGTCACGCCCTATTTCGGAAGGTTGGACGGTGACGGGGCGTACGTGGAGAATCTTTACGCCCGTGGGCAGTTCATGCTCGATACGGGCGAGAACGTGAAGACCAAGTTCGAGATCGTGGAAGGCAGGCTTTCCAGCGAGATGTCTTCCGTGCGCTACGAGTTGTCGGAGAAGGATAATTGCCTCACGAACGCCTCTTTCTCCGCTGATACGGTAGGATGGGTACTCGGTAACGACGTGTCGCTATTCACGGTGAAGGAGCGTTTCATGGCCGTGAACGATTCCTTCTATGCTGAGAAGGATAAGGTTACAGGAATCGTGGAGGTATCCAGCCGCAAGGCCCTTTATATCAAGAACTCGGGAGTAAAGCAATTAAACTCCTACCTGAAGAACAAACCGGACGGCCAACTGGAGATGCCCGACGGGACGAAGGTCTGGCCTACCTACTACGTATCCTTCATGTACATGGTAAAGACCGCCGGTACGTTAACGTCCGGATTCTCCGGACAGGGCCTTTACGTAAGCAAACCGTTGGCGATTACGGATACCTTCGTTCAAGAGGAATTTTCCGGCAAATGGAACGGAACAGGTGATTTCATCTTGAATTATACGGGGGAAATATATATCTACAACGTCCAGATGTCCACGCATCCCGTGGAGGATCTACGGTTGGAGATGTCCACCCTTTTTCTGCAGACGGACGAGAAGATCGGCATGTACGCCCAAAAGATCGACACGTTGAACGGCACGGTGACGGACATGGGGGCAGAATTGGATAATACGACCAGCACGTTATCCTTGTATGTTGACAAGACTGACAGCATAAACCAGACAGTGACAAGCCTAGGCTTAAAGCTGGACGGTGTAGATGAGAGCTTGACGCTGTACGCCAAGAAGACCGACGTATCCGGGCTGAAAACCGAGATGGAGGCGGCTATCAAGGTGAACGCTGACAATATTAATCTGAAGGTATCTAAGGATAGTATTATATCGAGCATCAACCAGACGGCGGAGACGATCAAGATAAACGCTAGCCGACTCAATTTGAATGGTTTCGTGACATTTTCCATGTTTGACCTAAGCACCCAGAATACGATCAAGAACAAGGTTAACTCAGGTGATCTAGGATCGATGGCGTGGAAAGATGGTGTCTCATCCGATGATCTGTCTTGGGCATTAAGTCAAGAAATATCGAACAAGGTCAATCTGACTACCTTAAACAACACTCTTTTAGGTTATACGAAAAGTGGGTCTATCACAAAAGAAGACCTGGCCAAAGCCCTTCAAGCGGAATTAACAGGGAAACTTACAGGTAGCGCCAGTGTGGGAGCGAACAAATTGGCGAGCGTGATAATAAACGGACAGACGCTTATAGCGGGAGGGTATATTCAAGCGGACTTGATAAACGTTAAAGACCTTGTCGTAGGCAGTACCTTGAGTATCGGTGCGTTCTCCTTGAATAGTTATAAAGGTCTTAACTGGACTGGCTCTGACTATTTCGGTAATACCTCCTTTAGGTTGACTGTAGGGGGAGGATATACATACAATACCGGAACAAGTTGTAAAACGATGGTAGGGGCTTGGAGCAATTCCGCTGATACCCATGCGTGTATATCTGGTATATGCAACACTTTTGGCGTAGCCATATATGGATCAACAGACGGATGGGGATCGAATTTTCCTCCGGATGGATCTAAGTACGCAGGCTTTTTCAGTGGGTCGGTATTTGCTACGGGCCAAATGCGTTGTTCCGGATTTTCTATTTATAAGAGTTCTGACATGTACCGCTATCATTATCCCGGAGTTTCTTTCAACCCCGCAGATTTTGACTTAGACAACGTCCGTCTTCGTGTTATGGGCGGCATAATCGTCGGAGTGACCGATGACAACGGAAATATTTTATTAGGATCATAGATTTTTTTTAAAACAGTAGAATTATGAAAGTAGATTTCAGTAAAGTAAGTATTAACGCTACGGTAGAAGGCGATCCCGTAGTTATTGACTTGACAAAAGAGGTAGGAAACTTGGTCTATGGACGTACGGCGGATATCGCTGTCTCTGATTTCGGAAAGAAGATATACTACAGCAAGGAAGCTATCGATGTTCCGAGACCTATGGCTGAGTCCATCAAGGAGATCATCATGGGATCATCCTTTATCGCCCCCTTGAAAAATGCCATGAACGAGTTACTAACCCCTAAAACAAAGAAAAATGGAAACGACTACAATCAATAAGTCCTTAACAGAAGCCCTATCTTCCACGGGTTTCGTGAAGATAGAGGCATCCCGTAAAGAAAGCGAGCCATTCCAGCATATAGATGCCTACATATACGATGCCGGTACCCGTATCGGGTACGCGTCCGCTGATCGTAACAAAAGGCTCTCTTTCTTCCAAGAATCCCCGGACAGCCTTACCGGAGAGGAATGGATAAGCGCGTATACGAAGGTGCAAAACGCTTTCGACAGGATATTTAACGAGACGGTAACCCTATAAGCAATCTTGATCCCATGGCATATACTCTCGAAGAAATTAAAGAACTGGTCGAGACTTTAACCCCGATCGTAAAGAACGCTATAGAGGCGGGTTCCCTTAGCGTAGAGGATCTCCGTGTAGCGGAGAGCATGGATTTCGTAAACTCTTTGCCGGCCTTGGAGGAGAAAGGTCTTAACGTCTCTTACGTGAAGGTCCGGCTGAAAGACTTGCTCGGTAAATTGGACGGGGATTATGCCAAGGAGCTGGAGGCGATCAAGAAATTGCTGGAAAAGAAGGTGGATAACGGCTATTCGAAAGACGGGAATCTGTATCTTACCTCCGGGGGCGTTGTCGTATCGGACGCTATCCCGGTAGGCTCCGGAAGCGGCGGCGGCGGGGCTAGCTCGCTGGGCGAGCTTACCAACGTGGATGATATCGTAGACCAAGATCCGGACGAATCCCGTGTGCTGGTGCAGGAGGCCGGAAGCTCGCTCTGGACGGTGAAGAACCTCTCCGAGATCGGAGGAGGTGGTGGTGGTGGCGGCGTGACCATGAAACTCGTGAGCGTCACCGATACGCTCATCACCACGGTAGAGGGGGCCGCCGTCACCGTGGGATATAATTTCACGAGCGTCTATCAGGATGACGGTTCCGAGACCGGGCCGGGAACGGCCACTTACACCGTGAACAGCCAGAAGGTGGGCATGGTATCCATCTCGCAGGGCAATAATTATTTCGATCCGACGGAACACTTGATCACCGGCTCCAACACGGTAAGGGTAACCGTGAAGGATAGCACGGGATCGTCACGTTCCCTATCCTATACGATTGAGGTGATATCCATGTCCATATCCTCCTCCATAGACCCGGCGCTCGTCTATTCCGGGGAGATCGTGTATCGCTATACGCCCGTGGGGGCTATCAACAAGACGGTGCATTTTGTACTGGACGGGAAGGAGTTGGGAACGGTGGAGACCAGCGCCTCGAACCGGCAATTGACCTACGTGATCCCTAGGCAGACGCATGGGGCGCACTTGCTCCAAGTCTACATGACGGCCCTTATCAACGAGGAGCTGATCCGGAGCAACACGCTTACCAACGACCTTATCTGTATCGTGGAGGGGGATAACACGCCTATCGTGGCCTCTTCTTTCGCCCAGACCGCCGCGCGGCAATACGACCGGCTCACGATCCCCTTCGTGGTCTATACGCCGGACTCCTCGCTATCGGAGGTTACGCTATCGGCGAACAACGCCACGGTATCCACGCAGAGCGTAGACCGCACCTTGCACGAGTGGAATTACCGTATACCCCAGTCGGGAGATCTCTCCCTGAAGATATCCAGCGGGTCGGCCTCCCGTACCTTTACGCTCACCGTATCCCCCGCCGAGGTGATCGTGGAGCCGGAGAAGGCGAACCTGCAACTCTGGCTGACCTCTCAGAACCGGAGCAACAACGACAATAACCGTAACGAGTGGAAATACGGGGATATATCTGCGGATCTGACCGGCTTCAACTTCAAGACGAACGGCTGGATCTCGGAACGGGATAGCACCTCCCTCCGTGTGTCGGGTGACGCCCGTGTGCGTATCCCGCTGAAGATATTCAAGGATGACTTCCGGGCCACGGGTAAGACCATCGAGTTCGAGTTCTCCACCCGCGACGTGACCGATTACGAGGCTATCGCTATCGAGTGCGTGAACGGGGGAATCGGCCTTCAGATATCTTCCCAGAAAGCGGTGTTCTCGTCCGAGCAGACCACGATCGACACCCGGTTCAAGGAGGAGGAGAGGGTTCGCATCTCCTTCGTGGTTGAGAAACGCACGCTAAACCGTTTAATATACATCTATATCAACGGCATCATGTCCGGGGCGGCGCAATATCCGTCGGAGGATAATTTCCAGCAGAAGGTTCCGCAGGATATCGTGATCGGTAGCGAGGGCTGTACGATCGACCTGTATAACATCCGTGTCTACGATAACGACTTGAACCAATACCAGATGCTCGATAACTTCATAGGCGATCTGGACGATTACGACAAGGCGCTGGCTATCTACAACCGGAACCAAGTATATAATGATTATGGGGATATCACCTATCAAAAGGTGTTGGAGCGATTGCCTTGCTTGATCTTCGAGGGGCCGTTGCCTACTTATAAAGGCGATAAGAAAACAAACAAGGTCTATTTTACGGACTTGCAAGAACCCGGGCGATCTTTCTCTTGCGAGAACGTCCAGAATGACGTGCAAGGTACCTCCTCCCAATATTATCCGAGGAAGAACTGGAAGTTCAAGTTCAAGGCAGATATCACCTACACGGAGAGCGGAAGGACATCGCCCACATACGCGTTACGGGCGAATAGCATTCCCGTAAACGCCTTTTGTGTCAAGGCAGATTTCGCCGAGTCATCCGGTACGCACAACACGGGTATGGCCAAGGTCATCAATTCCCTATTGATCGAGATGGGGCTTACCACCCCGCCCCAAAAAACGAACAAGGAAGTCCGCACAACGGTAGACGGCTATCCGATAGCCATCTTCCACCGTGAGACGGCAAGTGATACGCTGGAGTTCGTGGGTAAATATAATTTCAATAACGATAAGTCCACCGCCGACACCTTCGGTTTCTCCGAGGGTGACGAGAGCTGGGAGTTCTCGAACAATACCTCCGATCGTTGCCTCTTCAAGTCCGCCGATTTCTCCGGGACGGACTGGACGAACGACTTCGAGTCCCGCTATCCGGACGATGACGCTATCAACGCCGAGTACGAGGCGGGTACCCGCAAGCCGGAGAAGCTCATGGCCGTTACCTCGTGGGTCGTATCCACCAAGGACAACTTGGATAAATTCAAGAACGAGGTTCGGAATCATTTCAACCTTGATAACTTGATCGCCTACTACCTTATCACCGAGTTGTTCGGTATGGTGGACCAGCGGGCGAAGAACATGTTCCTTACCTATTTCCACGAGGAGGGGAAATGGATCTTTATCTTTTACGACAACGATACCTGTTTCGGCCTGAATAACGAGGGGTTGATCGCTTTCGGATACAATATAGAGTATCACGACAAGATAGGTACGCTAAACGTCTGGAACGGTGAGAGTAGCGTGTTGTGGAACAACCTTGAGAAATGTTTCCCTTCCGAGATCGAGGCGATGTACAAGGATATCCGTACCCGTGGATTGCTCTCGTACGACTTGATCATGTCCGTGTTGAACGGCGAGCAATCGGACAAATGGTGCGAGGCGATCTACAACGCCGACGGTCGTTTCAAGTATATCGACCCGCTGATAGAGGAGGGCAACGGGTCTTACCTGTACGCCGCCCAAGGCTCCCGTATCGAGAACCGTAAGTGGTGGACGTATAACCGCTTCCTTTATATAGACAGTAAGTATACGGCGGGCAGTTTCCTCTCGGATTTCGCGACCTTGCGTCTCTATACGCCCCGGGAATGGACGGGCGTGTCCCCGTCGGCCAACATGACGATCATCCCGTACGCCGATCAGTATACCCGTGTCAAGTACGGTTCCTACATGGTGGGGCAACGTACCTACAAGGACGTGCCGGTATTGATCGAGGCCCCCGACATCGTGTTTAATGACACCGAGACGATCATCTATGGGGCGAGCCGGGTAAAGTCACTGGGGGATATGTCGGGGTTGTACGCCGGTACGATCGACGTATCCAAGGCTTCCCGCCTCTCTGAGTTGTTGATCGGTAGCGGCGTGTCGGGCTATCAGAACACGAACCTTACCGTGCTCTCGATCGGCACGAACAACATGCTCCGCAAGCTGGACATCCGTAACTGCCCGAACTTGAGGCAGGCGGTGGATATCTCCGGATGCGAGAACATGGAGGAGGTCTACGCCCAAGGCACGTCCATCACCTCCGTGGTGTTGCCTGCCGCCGGTATCCTCTCCAAGCTGTATCTCCCGGCTACCCTCACGGGCTTAACCCTCCGTAACCAATCCAAGCTTACGGACGCTTATTTCGATATAGCCGGGGTTACGAAACTGACTACGATCGTTTGCGAGGATACGGGGATAAACGTTCTTTACCTTGTGGAGCGCTGCTTAGGTATGAAGAATCCCGTGCTGAACCGTGTGCGCCTAATCAACATCAATGCCAATGCGAACAACTTGAATGATGTGTATAAATTGATCAAGGTGGGTGGTATCGATGAGAACGGGAACAATCTGACTAAGGCCGTAGTTACCGGCAAACTGCATGTCATTACCGCAACGGAGGATAAGCTAGCGAAATGCCGGGATGCCTTCCCGGAGTTGGTTATCACTTACACTAATCTTTTACCTCCCACGATTACGACCTTCGTGTTTCGTTCCTCCCAAGCAAAATCGATCACTAATGCTACGTTTGAATGTGACTTTGACTTCGAGAAAGTAAATGAGTACACCTACAAGGTCACGGCGGACGATGATAACGTGATCGACTTCAACTTCAAATGTGATAACCACCAAGACCTGTCGGATTCCTATCTGGTTGCCGGTACCCGTACGCAAACCTATACCATTACCTATATCCCGCTGCGCACGATCCGGGTAAAGGTATACGGGCAAAGCGTCTATCCTTCCGGCGCTTCCGTCATCATCGGCGATAAGCGATATGTAACGGACACGAACGGATATGTCTACATCCGGGGTGGGGAGGCTGTTTCCGGGACTGTGGAAGCTACGGGATATTCTCCGAATACATTCTCTTTTTCGGCGATAACCAATGATACCACCAATACGGTGGAGGTCTATGCGGCTGTTAGCGTAAAATTCGTAGTGGTGGATAAATTGGATACCTCTCTGTATATAGAGGGGGCTACGGTTGTTTGCGGAGGGAAGAGTGGCACCACGAACCGTTACGGAGAGTGTACGTTGCTTTTGTCCAAAGGTACCTTGGATTATTCGGTTACAGATCCAGATTATTACGAGTATAAAGGACAGGTGACAGTAGGCACATCCGCTATGACTGTCAATGTTCAAATGAACTTAAACCCTGAGAGAATAAAGCCGGAAGAGAATGGAAACATCCAGATGATGTTTACAGGAACGTCTTGCTCCATTAGTGTCTCTTCTCCTACCGCTAATTACGTTATTGATTGGGGTGACGATACGACAGAAAATGCTTCCGGTACGGGATACAAGTCCTATAGCCACACCTATGGGAATAGCGGGTTTCACCAGATGGAGGTAAGGGATTGCAGGGACATCACGTCTTGTAGGGGCTCTAGTTCTAACTTGATAGCCTATTGGAGCATTGGGGACAGTAAGATTTCTAATATTACTTTCAGTGGATGCTCTAAGTTAATTTACTTCGGAAAGGATGTGTTTAAGAATGATACGGATAGAACTGATGCTTCAAGCTTGCTGTATGGCTGCTCCAGCCTAACCTCCGTGGACTTGACCCCGCTGGCATCGTGGGTGAATGTTACGAGTTGCATCTCCTTGCTGTATAACTGCTCCAGCCTAACCTCCGTGGAC